CGATCAATGGGCAGAAGGTCGGTTGCTTGTGCAGGTGCGCCCGCCGTTAACTGACTGATTTTCAAATTTGCCATGATGTTTTCCTTATACTTCGAGTAGAATAAATCCTAAACCATTTTCTAGTTCAAACAAACTCGACCCGTCTTCTTGAAGCAGGAAGTCTCCGATTGACGGAATGGTGCCCGGAGTCACAATCACCGTGTGCGAAAAAACGTACTCGACCGCCGTACCCGACGTTCCGGTAATCGTAATGGTGTGTTTACCTACAGGCACAGTCGATGCCACAATGATGGTCGCCGTGCTAGTTGTGCTCGAAGGATTGGGAGCAAAACTTATCGTAATTCCTGATGGAGCCCCCGAATAAGTGAACGTCACACTTCCGACGAATCCGCCGAGCAACGTGATAGGAATGAGCACGCTTTCAGCAGCATTCTGCGGGACAAGCACGACTGGCGGAACAGTCTGCAATGAAAAAGCAACCTGATTGCCAAAGTGCGCAGGCGATGGAATCCACGTCACTGGGTTAGAATCCATAGTCGGATTGGACTGCGGATTTACGTTTCCAAACGGTTCGGGATTTGAAACGGAGTTGCCGAACTGATGGGGGAGTAGTATCGGGGTCCCATTTCTAAAGTCGCCTGAGCGAACTAGTCCTTTTGGCATACTACCCACCTATCCCGAGCAAGAGCCCGATTAACTTGACAAATGCCGCGATTATTTGATTCACGGCGTAGCCTGCCCCAACTAACAAGGCCATGATAATTAACATGGTCATGGGAATACTGATCCAGTTGCGATTCATACTTATCACCCGACCCATGGCCCATAAGGGTAGTCTGGTCTAACTGGGTTGGCGCACCAGCCTGTGTCCATTACTCCGGGGTTGCCCGGATAAAAACCAAAATCGTCGATCTCCCGCTGCCCTTGCTTGACCGCGTTGTCGAGTGACCTCATAAACAGTTCCCACTCGTCTTTGAACTTTGTTCGAACCTTTGGATCGGGACTATGCCGATAACACTGCGCATAGAACCCGTTCTTGAAATACGACTCCCAGTCGTCGGGGATGGGCTCCAACGTCTGCTGCATACTGCTGAAGCGCGGTACGCGCATCTGCCCAACTGGATTAATGAGCCAAACAACTCCGCTGTTGGGAGGGATGGGATTCAATCTGAATCCTTGACCCTTTGGGTTGATCGCCGTCCACACAACGGAGCCGTCGGTTACCGTGGTCGCCACGGTGCTAGAGACTGAAGGGTTGCCTGCCTGATAGATCGGAAATACGGGCGGTCCTGCGTTCGGCCCAGTCGTGTTCGTCAGAAACGGGTTTACGCTACCGCATGTTGCTGTAACTTGGTTGGGTTGGAAAGTCACAACCCAGAGATTGCCAAAAGCGTCCGCGATAGATGTCGAAGGATTCTGCGGAGTCTGCGGCGTGCCTGCAGGATTGATGTACACAACTCCGGGGCCGGGATTCAGTTGGCCAGTAGGAGACTGAAGCATCGTCTGCCCCCATACGCCCGCCTGCATCGTGTCGTTTTGCATCCAACAAATCTTGCCGGGGTACCCCGTTTGATCGTATGTGACTTCGAGCGCGCGATGAACTTCCTGATAAAGTTTGCGTTTCGGATTGGAAGTCTGGTTAATGTCAATCGCCCAACTCGTTTCGAGCCATCCCAGATTCACGACATTAGGAACAAAATAATCTTGCTGAAGGCTGATGGTATAGAACGGCTTGATATTCAGGCTGTTCCATTTCCAATTGAAGGGATTGCCATCGCCGTTACCGAGTAGCAGCGCCGTCATCACATCGTTACCAATGCTCTGCGCAGGCTGCGTCGAATACCCGCCTGTAGCCAACGCGGGAGCGAGATCGCCAAACGAAGAAGCGCCGTCGCTTACATCTTGTAGGGTTATGGTGCTATTGGGCATATATCTCCAATAAAAAATAAGGGTGGACCTTTGCCCACCCTAAATGCTGCTGGGACTGTTCCGAATTAATCCAGAGTAACTTGCTTAGTACGTTCTCTATAGAATTCGGGACCGCCCTCCAATTTGCCTTTTGCGTTTTGTACCACTCCCCACGAAAATGTGTGGGTGCCGGAAGTATGGTTTCGAGTGGGGAACTTCAGAGCGGCCTGATATTCAGCGTATGCTTCCTGAAAGTCCTGTTTATTAGTGTACTGGGACGCGACTGGATACTTCCAAGTCTTGCCACAACGCAAACAACGAACCCAAATATCTCCGTTGCCCATGATGTGCCGCATGATGGCGTACTGCGTATCGTCGCCTTGTCCGCCAATGACGCCCTGTGCACCATCTCCACCTTTGCGGTGGTTACAAATTTCTTGCTTGGCCTTGCGATTGATGGTGTCCTGCTTAAGGTTAGCACCATGACCACGGAACACTGAGTCCCTGCTCTTGCGCTTCAACTGACGCTCGGCCAGACGTTCCTGCAAGTCTTCCAGATTAGCTTGGCGCTCCAGAAGTTCTAGGCGCTTGATTTCAAGTTCTTTCGAAGCTAACTCGTTTTCGACCTCTTTGGCAGTCATGTCTTTCACTGCTTTTTGGGTCACGACGGGTGCGATAGCCGGGGTAAGTTGCTCTGCAACTTTTACGATGACTTTCTGCACTTCGTTAATGTCATTGTCACTGAACTCATTTTCGTTTACGATCAAACTCATAAAGGTTTCTCCTCTAACCTTGCGTCCTGAATCCCTGAAGAATTTGCAGGTACCGCTGTGCTGCCGGGCCGTGCGCTTCTCCAAACACGCGCGTGACCGTCTCTTCTGTTACCATCCTTTTCACGAGTAGCTGCAACAATACAGTTCGCCAGCCGCGATAGGCTTCTTGCAAGACGACTCCGTGGTCGTCAAAATTACAAACCGAAAATTCGGGCATGTATCCGAGTTGCACCCAACAGGCAACTTCTAGCCCCTTCACGCCGTTGGTGTTATCCACCAATAACGTGACACGCTTGGGTTGCGGATGCGGGCGATATGCTGCCGTCAGTCTGCAATCCTGTACGAGTTTGGTTATTAACTCCGAAGAGTGCATGATGCTGCCGATGCGCGCGCCCTCGTCGGCGTATTCATCTGGGCTCAACCATTGATAAGTTTGCGCCAGCGTGTCGTTCTCTTCTTTGACTCGACAGAGTTCTTCATGTGTCTGCGAATCAGTAGTCCCGTGCGGGTCATGCGAAGCGAACTCCGCGATGGCCGCTTCCAACTCCGGGTCGAGCATCTCTATCAATTGTTCGCCGTACGTTTCCCATGGAGCCTTCTCGCTCTTACGGGTTCCCTGCATTGCTTGAACTTGCTCAGGCGTCAAATCGGGCATCGGCAGGAGATCAACTTGTTTGTTGAACTCGGCCTGCTCTTCCGCGCGCTGCGCCTTCAAATCTTCTATTGATGGCATTAGGCTCCCTCCTAAGTTTGGCCGTCATCGCTTAGGACTAGCGTCCCAGAAGCGAGCCATACACCATTATCAGAAATCTGGACTAACAGCGAGGATCAGTCGCCATTAACACCCAAACCGACTCCGTACCTTTGGCCTTCGTGTACGTGTCCTTGTGCCGCGCTCCTTGGCAACGATTCGTATGATGGCTAAGTCGTTACACCGAAGCTGGCGTCGTGTCTGAATCTTCTGCCGCTTCGTTAGCGGCGATGTCAAATATGTGCTGCCCCATCTCCTCAACCTGCTTCATCAGGTCTAGAGCCTTGCCGCTGATCTGCCGACGCATCGCCGTCACTACGCGATTATGGTTTCGTAGGCGCGCGTTTTCCTCTTTAAGAAAATCGACCTCGGACTGCAACTCGTCGTTGGCTTCCGTCAGGGCTTGTACTGCTAAAGTCGTAGTGCTGCCCATAACTATTTGGGCGTGAACATATTCTTCATTGTTCATATTCTCCTCCCAGAGAACTAAAGCGGCACGTTTAGCGACGTGCCGCCCATTCTGCTTTCAAACAGTCGTACAGATTATGGTGCTACTGTTACGAGCACTTGCGCGTACACCATATCATTCTGTTGCTTGAGTGATCCGCCAGTCAGGCCCTCGCTGTTGCCAGCGAACGGATACTCAAACTCTATGACAGCTTGCCCCGGATTAAGGGGAGTGATAGTCGCCACGCCCGCCGAAGCGGTGATGGAGACTGCGCCGACGCTCGCAACTGCTCCCACCTGTGCGTTCGGTACCGGGTACGATTCCTGCGTACCACTAGTCGTGGTAGGCTGGGCATTGTACGAGATTGCAGTCACAGACCCTGCGATTGACTGGAAAGTACCAGCCAAGTCAAACAGAGATGCAGTGACAGCAACGGTAGCCGAAACACCTGCGGAGATGCTGTTGGCGACGGATAATTTGACCTTGTAGGTGTTGTTTCCACCGACAAGAGTCCCTGAAGGAGTCTCAGGATTTGCGTTCGAGACGCCGATCCCAGACAACTTCATGAAGAGAGCTTTCCCAATCCCGTTAGTCGGCAAAGGGTAAGATTCTTGTGTATCTGCCATGTTGATGTCCTTTCTTTGGCTGAAAGGACATACGTCCGTCAGCCTATGAAAGCGGAATGTTCTAAATAGACAACCGCTTGTTGTAGCTTTTGAAGGTCATCATTGAAGTGACCTAAGCCTTTATTGCACCCTTGGTGCAAAAATCCTCGTAATTTGCCAGTTACATGGCAGTGGTCTAGTGTTGCACCGTCCTGAGAATTGCCTTCCCTAACCATTGGGCCGTGACAGAGTGCGCAATTGCTTTCCTGCGCATTCCACATTTCCAATGCTTGATTAGGATACGAAACCTGCGCAGGAATCCCGTCCGCCGTGCGGCTACGAGTCCCAACCCAGCAAGAATATTGGTCGCGAATGTTCCATTTTTCATGCCGATGGTGGCACACCTTAATAGGAACTTTTCCGCAAACACTGCAATCAGCAACCAACGCTCCAGCATCTACATTGCTCAAAATGTGACGAGCCTGTAAGTGCCGAACTTCGTTCATTTTCTTGCAGGCGGATCGCACCGCCGAAAGCGCTCTTTCTGACGTTAGGGGTTTCCCTCTACGCTCAAAATTACGTTGCCGAAGTGCTGCAATTTCTGCTTCAGAATGATTTCCTCTAGGCCGTCCCTTGCTATTGTAATTGTTGCCTTGCAGCGAACAATTGCGACACTGGGTAGACTTTCCATCTGTAAGCGAAGCTCCCTTAACATCTTTAACAAGGCCGCAAACGCATTTACAAATCCAGAAAATAAAGCCGTGCTTGCTGTTCTCAGACCGCTGTAACACAGACCACTTACCAAACTGTTTACCTGACAAATCAACAAATTGTCTTGACATGTTACCCTCACCTTCTAAGTAAGGGTAACATATCACTGACTTATTGTCAATATATCATTTCTCTTTGTTTTCAAAGAGTTAGGATATAGCCGAGGCGGCATCTATTTGTCTCATGCGGATCGTGGTGTCCGGGCCGAGCGACGTGGTGAAGTGCACACGGTAGGAGGTCCATCCGGGGATGAGGCCTTCTGGATCAGCAACGCTGGGCTCAACGTTCTGTTTGATGTTGCACTTAATGTTCTGCCATTCGCCATCACCGAAGCCGGTGTCACCCTGCGCTCCGAGGTTGATGGAGTACAAACCATCACGCCCGAAGATATAGGTGCGGAGAGCGGTCAGGCCAGCCACGCCCTGATAGGTCGGGGTCGTGGTGATCTGGTTGGTCTGGAAGAAGTGCACGCCAGAGGCGGGCAACTCAATCACTTCGGTCAGATCGACCGAAACCAACTCTTCCATGCGAGCCAGACCCACGGGGGTGTGCTTCAACATGTCGAGCGGGCTATCGTTGCTGTTGTCAGCCAGCACGTCGCCAAGAGCGAACGGATGGATGACGCCGCAGAATGCCTTGGACGCTTCGTCGAAGGGCCGAACCGAGCGACCGGCCAGAGACTGGACGGAGTTTCGGATTTGGCTCAAGGACAGAGCGGTGAAGCTGGAGGTGCTGGAAGCACCCAGTTCCACAAGCACGCTGGAGTCGATAGCGCTTGCGCCGTCAGCGGTCGCACGGACCAGAGCGGAAAGACTCTCGCCGAGTCTGTAGCTCATCTCTTTGGCTACGTTTTCGACAGTATTGTCGATTGCGGTAGCGAGGGAAAGTGAGCTAAAGTTAGCGTAATCTACTTTTGTTTAGGAGTTCTGTGTCACCACAGGCTCACTCTGCAAGTCGCCTTGCAGGTCGGACTCTATCTTCAAGTTCTCACTAAAAGTCTTCGGATAAGGATTGACTTTGCAGTAAGGTAACTTGCCTGACATATTAGTCTCTACAGATTCAAACGAATGCAGACTTTGCATTTCCTGATACAAGGTTTCCCTTTCATCAGGAACATTCTGCCCATGCAGACGCACAAATTTCAAGAGGAGCAGGGCTTGGGAACGCTTCTCCCTAAGATAAGGAAGAACCGCCAATAATGCTTTTTCTCTCGTGGCGTTTGCCTGCGGTTGCCATCTGTACACTACTTTTTGATTTTTGCGCCGATGCGATACAAAATAAACTCCGCCCAGCGCTTTTACCAAATACTTCATCAATGGAAGATGCGAATTAGTAATCCCCATCTGTGCAGTGTAATGATAACCGTTTGACTCGGGCTGCGATGTTTTGCCGATTGTAAAGTGGCCCTCGCCGTCAAATATTCCGGCGATATACGAGTACGTAGTTTTTTTCATTTGTCTTTCCTCGGTATTTTCTGTTGATAGTCTAACAGATGTTCACCGATATAGTCAAGTTTTGATTACCGAGAACGCCAATTACGCTGCGGCTGCGAAAGCCTTGCGATTTTGGATAGCGTACTCGCCGATGACAGCGGTGGTGTTCAGAACACTCACTGGGATGGAAGTTCCCACGGTTCCTTCGACGGTAGTCGCGGTGTTCGCGGCCAGCGGAACGTACATAAACCAATTGTGTTTTGGATTTAACTCTCGGAAGAGACCTACGTCACCGCAGGTTCGCTCTCACAGTCGCCTGTGAGTTCAGACTCTATCTTTAGGACGCTTTCGTCCATGTTCGGCGTATTAGTCGTTACGGATACCCCACGAGCATTAAGCACTCGCAACGTAAGGCTTGGGGGTCTTTCCTCGGTATTGTCTGCCATTATAGCAGAGTTCCACCGATATAGCCGAATTTTTTCGAGATACGGGACTATTATGTTAATCTCGTATTGGTTGCCGCTTTTCATTGGCAAATCCAAACGTTCAGAACAGGCCACGAACGGGGTCTGTGCTTTCAAGTTCTCGCGGAACTTTTTGTCATACAATTTACTGCGCAATCGTTGTTTGTTCCGAAGTACTATGAATACTTCACAGTCGATTGCGGGAGGTTCGACTGGCCGTTAATTGCTGGAGAATATCCAGTCATATTATTTGCCATTTCTGCTGATCTTCATCTCCCAAAGAAGGTCAACGAACGTTCTTTATCTGCTGCGCCGTAGAGCAGCATGATCTGCCGCGATTTTGGCTTCACAAGCATCACACCATTCAGGAAATCCGTTTCCGGTACCTAAAATGCGCTTCTGCCGCTTATCCTCTTCGAGATAGTGTTTAAACATCTCGCTTGGCATATTTTGGTATGCCGCATCGCGTTGGAACGTCTTTACTACACCTGTTGGTTTCCCTGCACCATCTTTGAAGATGTGTCGATAGTCGAACGCATCTAAAATAGATTTTGCAGCGGTTTCACCTTCGCTGATTGAATCAGCACTTGAAAGTCCAGAAGAAATCTGGGCAACAGGTCGCTTTTCTTGCGGTGGCGTCACGTCGCTAATTCGAGCGGGCTCGACCACTGGCACCTGCGTATTCGGTGCCGTCTTTTCCTCACGCATACTAGGAGCCTCTGTTGCCAATTCGGGCACAGCAAGCTGATTTGCAGAAGTGATGAGTCCGCTTTCGCGAAGAACGTCATACGCCTTCTGATAATTCCTTACATCGGTTGGATCAAGGCCGCGCCGACTGACATAGCCAACCACCTTCATGGCGTTATCTTTCGACGGGACGTAATCTCGATTTCTATTCTTGAAACTTTCGAGTGCCAGCAAAACGCTGTTCTCGAAGTTTTGTCGCACAAGGTTGTTGGTCACCTGACGGTCGTCGTCTCGATCCAACATATATTGTGCCTGCGCAGCGGTTGCGATGTCTTGTTTTTTCTCTTCCCATGCAGCGCGCTCTTCGGCTGTCAACACGGGGCGCATCGCCAGTTCTCCCTGAACAGTGGCGTCTGCCGGAACCTCTACGCTGTTCAAAATTTTTTCTTCACTCAACTCTTGCCATTTGCGACGACTATGCATATTGGACTGCGTCAGCTTGTCAATCAACTCTTCGGAGGTGCGATACTTGAATCTCTGCAATCCGCCGATGGGCCTGCCGTCTTTGTCGGTTGGTTGGTACTCGTGAACCTTTTCTGGCAACTCAACGACTGGCACAATTACAGGCGCTGGCGCTAAAACTTCCGCTGGCGGTTCGAGAACAGCCACTGCGGGCGAGTTGGGAAGGTCATCAAAAGACGGATCAAATCCGCCCTCGGCCTTGCGTGTGCTGAGCTGCGCGCGGTCGCGAGCGCTAGCAGTCCCTGTAGGAACGGCGGTGCGTGCAACGGGCTGCTCAGTCCCAGCGTCAACGAACACTCGGAACTCTGGGTCATTGATAAGTGCGTCTTTGTACTGCTCGCTGGTCATTTTATTGACCTGATCGTTTGTATAGGTTGCCATGATTACCGACCCTCCTCTAAGTCGTCATCCTCTTCGATGTAAGCCACGTCGCCCAATAAATTTGGGAGACCTGCTGTCATGTGCTCGATTTCGTCCATCTCTAAGCCCAGAGCAGATTCTTGCGGCTTAGTCTTCCGCATTTCCCCCAAGAGTGCGCACTCTGATCCAACACGGGTGAGTAGTTGGGTAACAACAACGCTTGCTGACCGAGACAGCGAATGCTTCGCCATCACGTCTTTGGGGTTGGAGTGATCCGCGTTGTCCAAATCAACCCTAAATTGCTCGACTACGGACAAGCAAATTTTGTGAACGACTTGCCATCCCTTGCTGTTATACATCATAGCAAGGTCAGAGCGCTCAACAGGGGTAAGCTCAAAATCTGGATCGATCATATTCTCCTCCCAGAGAAACAGCGGGAGATACAGCAGGATATGCTGCTACATCTCCCGTCTACTCGACTGTGTCTGTTTCGGCACTTCCTTCAAGTCCTCCAGCACTAGGTTCCCCGAGTGTCGCCTCTGACATGGCAGAGTTTCTAAATGATTCTCTTACAATGTCGCGCTGTACGCGCGCCTGATTGTCTTGATCCGCTTGCTGACTCTTTAGCTGGGCCTTCTGTGTGTTCAATTGTTGCTGCCCTGCCAATTTTCCATTGGCTTGCGCTGCAGCCGATTTCTGCTGCTGCGCCTGCTTCATTTCTGGAGTCAACTTCTTGATGATGTCGTTGCGGTTCTTCCATTCCGACGCTTCCATCCACATGCTCAAGATTGGCTTGAAATCAATGTACTCCCCGTTTATCTCGGCCAAGTTCTGCTGGATTTGCGGGTTTTCAAAGATTTGGGTGATAAGCGTCAAAGACTGAGCCATGATTCTCTTGGCCGAAAGACTTGCGCCAGCGAGAACTTCGAACTCCATCTTCCCTTCGTGGTATCTAGCCAGATCGAGCTGGTATGCTTTGCCCAACTCTTCGCCGCAGATAAATTTAATCTCGGAGTCAGCGATGTACTCAAATACCAAATCGTCCAAGATGTAAAGGAACGGTTGGAACACCTGCTCAATGAAGTTGTCCAGCGGTCCGTCGAGTCTGGTAGCGGAGGCCGCTCCCAATTGCGAAGCGCCTGCAGCCGTTCGGCCCATCGAACTACGAGGACCAGCACTGCTGCCTTGCACCAGTTGCGCGTCTGCGCCTGAACTCGACTCAGTAGCCTTTTCGGACTCACTGAGTGCTGACCAAACTTCGGTCGGAACCTTCGGCTGTTCAAGGATGCCGTACGCATCGCTGACTGGACGACCTTCTTTCACATCGACTGTGAGAATGCGTCCGACGCCTGTACGAATCATTTGAGTTGGCGTATTTGCATCGCGCCGCCGCAAATAAATCGGATTGACTCCGAAGGACAGAATCTTTAGGATAGCGTTAATCGTTCCTTGGTCAACACGTTGGTTCTGACCAACGATGAGTCCGAGACCCATTCCGTAGAATGCTTTCGGACGATTCCACCAATTGGCGGAAAGGAACGGAATAGGATTTTGGAAACCTGCTACTGCGAACGGGTTCTTCCCAGAATACAGCGCCTTTCGGCGGTCTAGGACCATGATCTTGCGACCCTTGTCCCAATATTCCAAAACTTCCATCTTCTTGCGAAGCAAGTCTGGAGTTACGTTCTGTGAATCAGGCAGAGAGTGATGGACAATTTCTGTGACGTGCGTCGATGAATCTGACATCAACTCCACGGCCCCCTGTTCAACAGGCGGCATCCATAACTGCTTCAGGTCTTCGTCGGTGCCCTTGCCGGGCCACGACCAACCTTTGCGTTCTTCAGAATCTTCAGGCAAGCCTTCAATGGCCTGCTTAATCACTAGCAACTCATAGAAATCGAGATTGCGAATGTCTACTATCCAACGTGCTTCACGTGCATCGCCTACGCGAGTATTTGGATCAACAAATACTTGGTCTAGCGGACGCCACTCAAAGAACGGTCGCGGCACAATTCGGTATTCGCGCGTAATGTCGGGCGCGCCAAACGTCGGGATTGCGGGATTGTCCCCGTCCTTGTAAACGGTCGGCTTGCGGATCTTGACTTGAATCTTTTCGTAGCGTATGCCCCACTTCCAAACGCCCGTACCGAGGTGAGCCATTTGTTCAAGGCCCCACTTGGTGTTGCGTTTGAAGTTGCAAGCGTTCAACAAATACGAGAAGACCGAAGTCTTCGCATCGACTGACGCTTGCTCAGTGCCCGGCATTGGCCTAAGTAACAATGGCGGATCGTCGTAGAACAGTCCCTTGTACAACTGAGGCACAATTGAATTAACGATCTTGGCTACCGTGAACCGTTGAACATTCGGTTCAAGAATGTACGTGTTCTCGTACACAGACATCGGGCGCGGAGATTGATACAACAAATCAGAATCTCGCCAGAGAAGGTTCCATTGTTTGTTGCTAATGAATGCTTCTGCAGCTACAGCACACCCAACTACTAAGGCAACGCTTGCGTCGGTAGTTTTTAGCTGTCCGTCCGCTTTATAGTCTTGTTCCTTGAGAGGCCGATTTGGGTTGCCCTCGATTGGTAACTGAGCCATATCGTCCTTTCATTAACGGCGTGATCGAAATATTTCATCGGACACTGCGGCGGTTGGTTGCAAAAATTTACGCCGTTCGGGCAGCGTTGCTCGGGATTCAACTAGCGCTCGTGAAGGCATGGGCATAATGGGCAGCAAGTTCTCTGCCCTATCTCGTGCCGAAACGGTGTTATTTGCCGCGTCAACAATGTCCCGTGCACTCGGCGGGCGATCAGGATCGCCGCCTACCTGCGGGTTGGCTGGAATGAACCCCGTCCAATTTTCGTTCGTCAAAATAGCCCTTCCAACGGGTCTGGACCATAATCCTCTTCAGGCATCTGTTGTGCAGCTTGCCCAATATCATACTGAGTTCGAGGATTGTCGTCGGTCGCGAGTTGTGTAGTCTGCCCCGCGTACGCTCCCAGACCATAAATCATTTGGTGCATCTGGAATGACTTATTGTCAGTCGTGTAATCCGTTTGGATAGCATTTACCCTGCCAGCCATGTCGGCGTACGGTGCAAAAACTTCTACCAGTAGTGAAATTGCCGATACGATGTCGTCGTGCTTGTCGTCCGTCGTCCCTGTGAACTGTGACAACTCGGTATAAATCTCTTCAAGTCCTTCGCAGGAATTTATGAAATAAAGGCGTTCGTCGCCAAGCAACCTAAGCACTGGTTTGGCCTTCATGGTCTTAGAGCGAGTCTTGTTGCCTTGCCCCAGCCCTGCCGAACGGAGCGGAATGCTGATCTTCAGCTTCTCCATCTCTCGGCGTATTTCACGTTTAACGAACGCGGTGCCCATCACCTCTTCGATGACGATCTGCTTCGGCTTCCACTTATTACCTACAGCCGCGATAACTGCTGGCAAATCATATTCGTTGAATCGACCGCGCACCATGTTAATGACGTAAAATTTTCCGCCGTGTATAATTGCCGTCAAAATGACGGTATAGTCTGCCCAACTTTGAATTGAGTAGGCCGTGTCCACAGTCGTAACGATCATGCCTTGATGCGGTGCCAAATTATGGTTCAACGTGCGTCGAATCAGGAGTTCGCGCGGAAATTTAATCTTGTTTATTTGTCGAGGATCGTTGAGGTACTTGATCGCGAACACATCAGGTTCGGTCTGCGAAGACACCTTCATGTTTTCGAAAGTCAATACTTGCGGAAACCATAGATGAACGTCACTCGGAACCCATTCAGACTCGACTTTACCTGCCGCCATGCAGGCGGCTGTTGGCCACCACACTGCGCGACGATAAATCTTCATTGTCGTGTTCTTCTGCGAAGCGAGGAACAACTTATCGTCCCACGAAATCTGCACACCGTAGTAGTCACGTTCGTCGTACCATGTGCCGATAAGGTCAAAGAATCCAAATGCGTGCATTAGGGCTTTGTCAACACCGACACGGTGATTGATGCCCTCGATAAGATTAACTGTTTCAGAATTCGTTTCGGTGACCACGTCATCCAGCTTCAACAAACAAAAGTGTGATCCAGCCAACGACTGTTCAATACCCGTCGCGCGGATCGTAGGTTCTTTATCCCCTGCCGTGCAGGCCGGGGTCTGAAATTCGGTACATTTGCCCGAACCCGGGCGCACACAATGCTCGGGAAATAAAACCTGAAGCATTGAGATTGTTGTTTTACCCGTCAGTTTATTCTTGAGAAGGCGGGGACGGTGTTTGCCATAATACAGGTCGCCCTTCTCGAAATTTTCATCCATGGTGAAGTGCGCCTTCACCTCTCCCACGAAGTCTTCAGCCAAGTCCAACTTGCCTGTCAGAATGCCGATAGTTACTTCTGGGAAACACAAAATCCATTGGACGCAGTCAGCCATGTTGATAGATGACTTGAATCCTCCACGAGGGACGAGTAGCAACCTTTGTTTGTATTGTTTTTTTGCGTCTGCGTCGATAGCAAACGACTCAAAAGTAGCAAAGTTTGCTGGGTCTTTCCTAACGAAGAACTCATTGCAAATCTCCTCGTGCGTGTTATGAAGTTCCCAACCTTTTGTCTGGGGGTTGTACCAGTTGTACTCGGAATCCGTGACCTTGGAGTAACCAAGCATGCGACATAAGAAAAACAGATTGGTCTGCGCCATGAAGCGATACCGCGCAACTGTCAAGCGCAGGTCGTCATATTCGCAACTGCCGGGGGCGGGTAAACCGCTCGCGCGCGCCTTACCGTTTAACACTATCCACTCAAGCATTGCGTCATTTTGCTGCTTATTTGTGTAGTGGTCAAACGCCGCTAGCGCCAGCAACGCAAATTCGCTGCCGGGCTCGTCTGTCATGCCTTTGTGCTGGTAGTTCGTGTTGTTGAACGCCGAAAGATACTCGGCCTGCAACGTCTCCAATTCACCTGCCATACTTCCTCCCAAGAAGTGCTGGCTTATTTCTTTTTCCAGCCGCTCATTGCTTTTGCGAGTCTGCCCATGGCGGCCACGTGGGGCGAAGAACTATTCGCCGCCTCTTCCTTCTTTGACTCTGGAATGGTTTCGCCTTCTGGAATACCAAAATGACGGTGTAGCGCGCCGCCATGCAATTTGTGCATTGAGCGGGCGAAGTGGGATTTTTCTTCGGGTGAATGCTCGGCTGCCATAGATTCTCCTACATCCCTGCGGGTCCGCCAGCGGCGGGTGCGGGTGCTGCGGCGGGTGACGGGGCTGCCGTCATCTGTGCTGCGCCTGCGGGCGGTGCGCTCTCTGCGCCTTCGCCTTCGTTGGGCGTACCAGCGTGGTCTTCCATGTGCTGATGCAGAGCGCCCATGTCTTCCATGGCATGCTCTTCGTCGGGGTGATGCTCGGGGTGGTGGTGCACATGCTTAACGATATGCTTACCATTCGCCGTTTTGCGAATGTGCATCTCTTTGATTTCTTTCTTCGGCTTCTTGTCGTCGCCGCTGAGAGAAGCCATCATCTTATCTTTCATATCTGCCATGTTCTTGTCCTTTGGGATCACTGCTTCGCCTTCGTGCAGTTTGTAGACCCCGGTCTTGGGAACATGCGATGTCCCCTTTGCAAAACTGCCAATCGGCTTACTGCCGAGCGGCTTAGTCATGTTGTTCAGCTCGTTTGGGTCGATGCGCTGCTCGCCCGATTTTGAGCCGTACTTAGCTTTCGGAGCAACCTTGTCTACAGGCAAAGTCTCTGTAGGCGGGGTAGAAATTTTAGGCGTGGACGCGGTCGCTGTCTTGTACTCATCGATGTTCTTTATTTTAGCGGCCAACTCTCCACCGATGTCGCCGTTATTAGCATTAGCCATCATTGCCATAAAAGTCCTTTAATTGCGCCCAGTGTGCACGAACAAACGTTTTCATGCCGTTTGCTGGGTCATATTTTGGATACAACGATTTGAAAATCTTTTCGGCTGTTCGGAAACCGTAAGGCATTTCACCAATTGTCCGCAAATACGCCAAGGCTGTACTTGGTCCTCGGCTCCTCCCGGCGTTACAATGCACGAGGACTTTGTCACCAGCCGTCAACCGTTTATTGATAAAATTCAGGCCCGTAAAAACTGCTTCTTCGGGAATAAAGTGCGGGTCGTCCAAATCCAATAGGTTTAACGCCATTCGCTTGCCGCGAGTGACGTGGTAGTAATTCACGTCTTTGGGCGCGCCGAGGGTGTGATAACGGAGAATGCTACGATGTCCGTAGAGTCCGTCCTTAGCGCAGACAAGGATTGCGTACCCTTTCTTTTGGGCTTCGGGGTCGTCGTTGTCGTCGCCGACGAACAAAACTGGTTTACCATCAGGACCGTCCAAAACTCCTCGCATAGGTTCCTTACAAGTCGGTGAGCAAGAGAGAGGGCTTGATTTGTGGGGGAGGGACTGGTTGCCCTGTTGCCGCTTTCTTAGCGGCCTGAATCTCGGCGATGCTCGTAACGAAGTCTTGTAGAACTTTGTTGGCAACGTCAGTGCAAAAATCAATCGAAACAGGATCAATCATGACGACGCAGTGTTTTGCTTTCTGCCATTCAACCGAGAGGCGCGCGACTTCCGCCTTTGTAATTTTGTACTCCGTCATCGTTTCTCCCTATCCGAATACGCCAGCGTGCACTTCAGGTTCGACTGCGCTTGGGCCTACGCCTGACCTAGCTGATTGATTCTTCGTCAGAAACGATTGGTACAGCGGGGTCCAAACAGCGGGGTCAATAAGCACACCCTTCATGAAAAGGGCGTTGATTTTTGGATAATCGACCGCGTCTTTATTCAGCATCTTGTTAATCTGCGAGATGAGGCTTTTTCTTGCGGTCATATCTCCTCCCAGAGAAATGCTAGACATATTCTATCTGCAGCGGCAGGGCGCTCTCTACAACCCAGAATCGCAGACGTGTACGTCCGTTCTGAACAGAGCAGATGCCCGCTATGCGGTGACCCTCTTTAATGTGCGCTTTGTAGTCGGACGGGCTCAAAACAGCATCCCAGTCGGGATGCGAATGAGCGTCTCCGACAATTCGTTTGCCGCTCGCCTCGGCGGCCCTCTGGACGACTTCATATTCGTCCGCGAACCATTGAACTTCGCCAGCGGTTTGACGGGCGTACTTCTTAGGAAATCGGAACTCGTCGATTACCGTTAAATTCGGCGATACTACCTGCCCGATTAAATACGCTTGGACTTCTCTTCCTGACTTCCTGACTTCGCGCAACGCAATACGCCGAAAATAGTCCGCTTGTGTTTTCCTGACACGAACTATGTTCGATTGCATGGCGGCTCCGAGAAGAGGCGGGCACTTGTGGGTAGAGCCTTGCGGCTGCCGTTCGGTGCCCGATGATGGAAGAATTACTCGCATGAACGCAGACTGACGCCTGCGAGCGAACCTTGGTAATGCAGATTTGCGCTTGCTCCTGAACCAGCAGTTTCA